TTGGTCACACCAGTCTTGGTGGCTGCAGCTGTCTCACCAGCACCCATGTTGGTGGAGCCTTCAACCGTTACGTTGACAGAGCCAACTGTTGCGTTGCTCGTCACGCTGGTGTCACCCGCTCCTGCTGTGGCTGGAGCTGTGGCAGCTGACTGGCCAACAGTCGCATTGCCTGCAGCGGGTGTGGCTGGCTGACCAGTGATGTCACTGATGTCTATGCCGATTGAGCCAAGCAGCTCTGTGAAGCCACGCAGGCTGTCAGTCCAGTTCTTGATGGCAGCGTCAACATCACCAGTCAGAAGGTTCAGCAGTGCAGTGAACTGGTTAACAGAGAATTCCCATGCGAACACGATCGCATCAAAGGCAAACTTGAAGGCGTCGACCATGAACTTGATGAGATCAAAGATGCCACCAAACATGCCATCCAGGATGAACATGATGGCTGGAGCAAAGAATTCTACCACCTGAATGATGACGGTGAATGCCTGGATGGCAAACTTGGCCAGACTCAGGAACATCAGGATCAGCTGCTTCAGGATGTTGATGATGGTGCCTAGCGTATCGCCACCCTCTGCCTTCAGGCTAGGGAACACAGCGACAACCAGATCCATGACAGCCGTGCCAAGCTCATCAAACAGCTTGATAAACTCTGGCATCACTTCGGCCTGGAGCTGCCTGAGCCACCCGATAAACTCCTGAACCGCTGGCTGGTTGAAGATGTCCCCTATCAGGCTTTCCTTTCCTGACAAGAAGCCAAACAGGTCTTCAAGCACCAGCAGGATGATGCTGATAGGCAGCGCACCAAGCAGCTTGCTGGCCATGCGCATGCCTACCATCCACTGATCCCACACGGACATCACCCGCTCTATGAGACCAGCAAGGCCATCTATCGCGTTGCCAAGCTTCTCACCAATGAAGGTGGCCAGGGATCCGGTCTGACCCTGCACACCGACAAACGCAGTGATAAGGCGACGCAGGGCTTTGTTCACTCCAGCCTGACCAATGGTCCTGAAGAACGAATCAACGTTATCCTTCGTTGCTGATCAGACCAGGCAACGTCTTCATCTGGTCTGTCATGGCTGTGCCAAAGTTGGCTTCACTGATGCTGCGCAGGTAACCAGTGATTGCAGCAGCATCATTCTTCACGGTTGTCTTCACACCCTTGAATGTGAAGGTGACCTGGTCACCCTGCTTGCTGGCCTTGATACCGAATTCTTTTAGGCGTTCGAATTCACCCGTGGCAGCGTCAGCCACAGCTTCAATGAACTGGTCCAGGCTCTTGCCCATGGCTGTGGCAATGTTTCCGTAGTCACGCAGGGCAGCCATGCCAGGGTCAAGACCAAGGTTCTTCAGCTTGATGAAGGCGTTGACAACCTCATTGAGCTGGAATGGTGTGGTAGCTCCAAACTCCTGCAGCTTGGCGAATTGTTCGTCTGCCAGCTTCACACTGCCAGTGGCAGTCTTCAGCATGGCCATGAGCTTTTCAAACTCAACATTGGTGTCATAGATGCCCTTGATTAGGGCACCAGTGGCAAGGCCAGCAAGGGCAACGCCAGCAGCTGCTGCAGCTGTTGCCAGACCCTTCAGGGATGTGGTCAGACCTGATGTCTGCTTGTCGTACTTCTGCAGATCCCTGTCATCGATTTTGTAGCCCAGACGGGTGGTCAGCTCTCTGACAATCGGCATTGTATCACCTACGTCCTGGTCTCTTCACGGGTGGCTGTGCAGCCTTCCTGGCCTGTTCCTTCAGGTGGTCAACTTCAGCCATGACGTCCCTTGCTTCCACAGCTTGTAGACAATCGTCCAGTGTCCACATGGTCTGGACTTCAATCAGTGTAGCCCAGCCCTGCGTGACAGGAAACCACAGCAGCCATTCTAGTGTGGAGCGCTGGAATGTGGCTTGAACCCTGCCAGCGATCCAGCCAGGTTGTGGAACCCGCGGACGAAAGGGTCAGACATTCTCCCAAGTGCAGAGGCAAAGTTCTCAGTGAGAACCCAGCCAACGACTGCCAGCAGCTCCATGTAGTTGCCCTGGTAGGCAGCATCAAAGGTCAGCTTGTCTGACAGTGGCTTCTTGTCCCTGACTGTCTTGCTCAGCAGCCTGTGGACGAAGTCAGGACCACCAGCTTCAATGACCTTCTGAGCCATGGTCGACACAGCCTTGCCTGCTTCCTCAGCATTGAATTCAGAGTCAAAGAAGGTCGATACCAGCCCCGGTGCTTCAACGTCTTCATCCGTGTCTTCATCAGGCTGCTCAGGGCTTAGAGCGCTGAAGGTGTTGAGCATCTGACCAAGTGGCTCAGCCACACACTGGATGACCACGGGTGCCAGCTCAATTCCCTGACTGGCTCCAAACTGCGTCATCAGGTAGCTGTGATCATTGCCATCAGCATCACAGAACGTTGCCTTCCGCTTGCCCTTCATCTTGTGTCCTCCGTTGGTTTGGTTGTCTCAGAGAGACAAAGCCAGGACGGTGAAGCCCTGGCTCTGCCAGCTGGTATCTGAGAGGGTTTAGGTCAGACTAGCCAGCTTCATCGTTGATGCCACCATACTCCACAGACATCTGTCCGGTGTCAAAGATCCATTCCAGCGTACCCATGTCAGAGCCAAAGGTGACGTCTGGAGCCTTCACGATCCAGCTCTGTGGTGACTCGATCTCAGCGCCACCCTGAAGGTCGACAACCGTGATGCCAACCACATCTTCAAGGGTGGCAGCTCTGGCCAGGATCGACTGGAAGTGAGCATTGGCCTTGGAGCTGTAAAGCAGGTTGAAGGTCAGCTTGCCCGTTCTGTCGTTGCGTGCTGAGCGTGCTACCTCACCATCAGCGCCTACCACCTTGTTCCAGAAGTCGTTGTCAAATGCCATGGTCATGGCATCCCCTTCTTGGAAACCAGTGATATCCACACCGTCGACCGCGATAAGCACGCGTGTCAGATCAAAGGTCTTCATTTGTCTGCCTCTCTAGTGGTCTCCAGTGCTTACAGGCTCACAGCCACATAGCCGTTCAGGGTGCCCACCTTTTCGATGGCTCCAGCTGGCTCAGTGGTGAAGGTATAGTTGAGAACGCGGTTTGTGATGTCAGCTGCTGGAACGTCTGCCAGCTTTGGCATCTGGATGGCGCTGGTGTCAGGGGCAAAGTGCAGGGTTCGCTCTCCAAGGTCCAGCACTTCCTTGGTCTTCTGCCTGAAGGTGTTGATGCCCTTGTCTGTGTAGGGAATCTTCAGCCCTGCGTTGGAGTAGCTGAGAAGGTGCTGGGCAAGCTTCTCTTCCAGCCGTGCCTTGACCCAATCAGCAGTCAGGATCAGATCTGCCTTGGTGCCATCTGCAACGGTACCCATGCCCGTGGCACCGACACCATAGAACGTGCTGTAGACATTGGCGTTCTTGGCTTCCAGGTTCACCATTTCCGTTGGAGTCAGATCCTGAGCAGTGATGCCGTCAAGCGTCACATAGCTCCAGATGGTGGTCTGCAGATCGGGATTGACAGCCAGCCTGTTGGCCAGCCATGCACAGTCAGCCCACTCAGCATCATCGCTGTGGTACATGCCAAGGGTGTGGTCATTGCCAGCCGCCTTCAGAACGCCAAACACGTCTGTCTCTGGAGCCAGCAGGATGTCAGCATCCTTGCACTGGGCAACGTAAAGGCGCTTGTTGGTGTCAGCCCAACTGGCAGCGCTGCTGATGTCCGTGTCAGTCCGTGACTGAATGGCTATGCCATACCAGTTACTGTTCTCAGCGTTGATGGCATCGAGCGCCTGTGAATAGGTCTCTGGTGCAACAATGTCAGCACGTCCACAGGCTACCCTTGCAGGAACCAGGTCTTGTGAGAACATGACAGTCAGGGCAGCCACAGCCGTGGCACCAAGGTCAGAGGCATCAGCGTCGACTGCGTCCTGGCTGTCATAAAACCTGATGCGCTCAGTGAAGCCAGCACCCATGCCAGACTCTTCAGCAACGAAGAGCGGAGTGCCAAAGTCCTGCTGGCCAACCTGAAGGGCAGCCAAGATGATGTTGATGTTGATGTTTCCGTCAAAGGACATGGGTCAAACCTCTGTGGCGTTGGCAGTCTCAATGACATCAGCAGCGTACAGGCTCAGTGATGCCCAGCCAAAGAGCTGGTCATATTGAAACCGTGGTTCCACCTGTGTGCCCTGCACTTCAGTCAAGTCCACTGTACCCTCTGCCCTGCCAATGGACAAGTCAGCTGCATGGTTCAGCGCTAGTGTGGAAGGCAGCCAGATGCTGCGCTTTACGACTTCAATCACAGAGCGTGCTGTCAGGCCTATTGCTTCAACGCTGCATGTGCCAGCATAGTGGTGCATCTGTGTGCCCCTGAACTTGCCACTGTATGCATCGTCCTTCACCAGCTCGTCAGGAGTGCCAAGCTTGTCAAAGGCTATGACCTGCAGCGTCACATAGGTGTCATCTGGCCTTGGTCCACCGTCGTTGGCATGGATGACTTCCACACCAGCAACGTCAGCCAGCCAGGCCTGTAGCGCTTGCTCATAGTCTTCTGGCTGATAGGTCACGTCTCTGTTCTCTCTGGCTCAATCAGGATGTACTTGAAGTGATGCAGGCGCAGGTCATGTGGTGTGTCAACGTAGTTGCGCTTCCCTGCCACCAGCAGATCGTGACCCTGCCAGACCACCCTGTCACCAGCCGTGCCAGTCTCAACACTCAGGGTCTTCAGCGCGCTCCTGCTGTACAGCTTCCACCGTGCCCTGGTGCGCCACCCTTCAGGCAGCTGCTGCAGCTCTCTGTCTGTCAGTGGCTGGATGGCACCCTTGATGGTGTCTGTGGTCAGAGCACCGGGTTGCCAGACACCAGCAACCCTGCTGCCAGGGCTGGCGATCTTCACAGTCAATGTCTGCTCACCAAGCACGGGTCACTTGCTCCTGACGTCAAAGCTGATGGCCATTCTCATGTGACCATCATCGATAAGCGGGTTGCTGCTGCCCTTCTTTCTGATGGTGCTAGGTGCGTTACGTGGGCTGCGCAGGTTGGTGATGCGCAGCATGATGTCACCCTGAGCTTCAACACCAACCGTGTACAGTGCACGTCTGAGCGGTATCTTGCCAGCCAGCGCCTGGTCATATCCCTTCTTCAGGATCTGTTCGTATTTGCGCCTGTGCTGGTCAAAGGTGGAGCGCATGAACGATCGGGATGGTATGTGCTTGGTGCCAAACTCATTGAAGAACCCATACTGCGCAATCTGCCCAGCAGCACCAGTGCCTTCCAGCAGTCCAACGTCGACCACTTCACCCTTGGCCGTTTCGATTGACGCAATCAAGCGCTTCAGCTTGGCGTCCTTCTGTGTGACTTCAAAGGTTGTCTTGACCTGTGGCACATCACATCCCTGGTATCAGCCTGTGCATTTTCCAGAAGGTCTCGCTGACAAAGACCGTCCTGTCAGGCTTGGAGACAAAGACAGCATAGTCAACTTGCCAGTCACCAATGCGCTCTCTGAGAACGTCAGCAGGCTTGCCAGAGACAAAGACCCTGCACCACTCAACAACACCGATCTTGACGTCATCAGGGATGGGCAAGTCGACCGCTGGGTCTGTGTACAGGTCAGGGATGGAGTGACTTAGTCTGCCAGAGCCAGTGTCCTGGTCTGGGTCTATCGCGGGTTCAGCGCCCTGGATGCTTCCACCCGTGAAGTTGCCAGGCCAATTGACATAGTCATCAGCAGTCAGGTCAGTGTCCACCTGTTGAAACGGGTTGTTCAGGTAGGTATCGGCTGCGCTCTTGGCAGCACGCAGGGTCAGTGCAAGATACTGGTCACAGCTGTCATCTGATGCGCTGATGCCCAGCAGGGTCTTCAGCTCAGTCAGGTCAAGCTCTAGCCTGTCTTGCACGGCTGTGGTTGCCACCGTCTAACCCTGTGTCTGTAGCGCTGCCTCTGCTTCAGAGAGCAGCTCAGCCCAGCTGCTTGCCTTGACTCCAAGCGGAGCCACCATCTTCTTGGCTTTCTTGAAGCCACCCTTGGTGCCCTTCAGGGCACGCAGTTTGGCCATGAAGTCAGCAGCCTTGCTGGCTGCCCGTGACTCAGGCTTGACCACCTTGGTGGCTCTGGCTGGCTGGGCTGGCACATCGAATGTGGCCTTGCCCTGAGCCACAAGCGCCCTGGCCTGCTCTTTGGTGAAGAGCAGCCTGGTGCCAGGGTTCTTGTTGACACCACGCAGCTGGATAGCCTGAGTCAGGATGACCCACTGCTGATGTGACTTGATGCCCATTAGTCGAACGTCAGGGCAACGTAAGTGGTCACGCCTGGAGCGTCGACCATCTCACAGACCAGATACACGGTGGCACCAGATGCGCCAACCACGTCAGTCACGTCCAGATCGATCGTGCCGTCTGCAGCTGTCTTCAGCAGCATCTGTGCCTGATCGGTGTTGGTGACTTCAGTGCCAGGCACGCCGTTCTTGCCAATGTGGAAGGCAGCAGCCAGAGCCATGATGCCATTGGCATCAAGGATGTATGCCTTGAAGGTTGCCTCTGCTGCAATCGCGTTGCCCGCATAGTCCTGCAGCTGGCAGGCAACGGGGATGACGTTGGCTGTTTCAACGTCATCAGTCAGGCCTATCTGTGGTGCCAGAGCGCCTGACTCCCTGATGGCAGCATCCAAAGCACCAGGGCTGCTTGACAGTGCCCCGTTGCAAGTTCTGGCAGCCTGAAGCAGACCGCCAACAGTGTCATTGTCCAATGCCATGTCAGGCTCTCCTGTATTGTTGGTCGATACCAGGAAGCTGACCAGACTGACTGCCCTGTTGTGTATGGCACGGACAATCAGCCACGGTCAGTCATCAGGGCGCAGCAGGAGCACTGTCTAACGTGACAGCGACAAAGCTCTCAGGCCTGATGAGTGTCAGGGCAATGCGCTCTTCTGCCAGCACAGCAACCATGTTCTCGATGAAGAAGTTGGCGTGCTGCTCAGCGATCCTGACAGTGCTCTGCATCCGATCCCACAGAGCCACACCCAACCTGAAGGCACCGAGCAACGCAGTACCAGCGTTGATCTGCGTGGTGACGACCACCGGGATTCCCCAGATGGAAGGTGGCGCTGGCATGCCAGGGGCAGTGCCAAAGATGTAGTGGCCGTCAGTGCCCTTGGCCAGCTGGATGTCCTCCCAATCAGACGGATGCATGATGATGCCGTCGACCGGATAGTGAGCCAGGGCAGCCAGGGTCATGGCACGCCTGATGGCATCCAGTTTGGTGTCACCAACAGTGCCACTTGACCAGCTATAGGTCTGAGTGCTGCTGTCAGTGATGATTCCCTGCAGCTGGTTGCCTGTGCCGTCGCCATAGAGAACCTGCTTCTCTTCAGCCAGAGCCAGACCTTCCAGCAGCCTTTGGTCGACGTGCGAACGCAGGCCAGCAGCGTCATCCAGAATCTGACGGCTGCAAGGAATCCAGTGAGCCAGAGTCTTCACAGGTGCCTGGCCAAGTTCGAACTTGGCATTGGCAGTTGGCTTCAGAATGGTCTCTGGAGTGAAGACAAAGGTGTCACTGACAATCTCTGTGCCAGCGGCGTGGGTATTTGCCAGGTTGGCATCAACGGTGATGGTACCAGTGGCATCACCCTGGACAGGGTCAGTGACACTGTCGACCGTCGCAGTCTCAGTGGTGCCGACACCATCAGGATCGATCGTGATCTCTTGCCCTTCGTAAAACGCAGTGATGTTGGCCACTTCGATGTCAGCCTGCCCAGAGGCAGAGATGGAAGTGGTCAGAGTGCTCAGCTGGTTCCAGCGGGTCTCTTTGACGAAGTCGACAGAGCTGCTGGTGGTCTGAAACACGTTGATGATGTCACGGATGCGCGGCGTCTCGAACCTTACAGGGCTGTACTCAGGCATCTGGTATGCCTGAACATTGGGCCCGGTAGAGCTGGTCAGGTCTTTGCGCTGATGCCTGGCCTTGAAGTGCTCACCAAAGCCAGTGCCCAGATGCACGCTCTCACACTTGGCCAGGTGGTTGTCGACCATGTGCTTGTAGTTGGCGCTCTCAGTGAGATGCTCACCAAGGGTCTTCAGCCCTTCACCAGCTCCAAGGTCAGGTCTGTTTTTGGTAGCCTGCAGCGCCACCATGGCAGTCTTCAGGTTGTCAATGCCATCCTGAAGGTGCGTGATTTTCTCGTCATGCTTCTGAGTGGTCTCTTCGTTGGCAGCTGCCTTGGTCTGGTTGTCAGCAAGCAGCGCCTTCAGCTCTGCCAGACCAGCCTGCAGCTCTTTGGCGATAGCTTCAGGATCCATGGTGTCAAGCTCCATCCTGTGCTGACGTCATGTTGGTCAGCAGTGTTGCACAATCTGCCAGGGCATCCAGTTGCCTCTGACGTTTCATTTCTGCAGCAAGCTCAGCCAGTGGCTGCCAGTCATGCTGCTGCTCACTGCCCTTGTCTTCTGGACAGTCACAGTCAGCAATGTCCTGGTCTGGCTGCTGATTGTCAAGCGAGTCAGCGCACATGCCATCTTCACCAGCTGGCTCAGCGCCCTCTTCCTGGTCATCTTGTTTGGTGTCTTCTGGTTCTGCTGTCAGCCTGTCTCCAAGCCACAGCTCTGGATTGTCGAACGTCGGAACCCAGCCGTATTGGTTCTTCACGGCTAGGATGACAGCACGTTCATTGGCAGCGAACGTCACAGGGCTGAATTCATACAGCTTCAGCTTGATCAGACGCATCAGGGGC